GAGAGCGTGACGTGCTACTATGGGATGGTGAGGACGACAGGAAGGTTATACTTCAGTTCGCTGAATATATCAATGACTATGACCCAGATATAATTATTGGTTATAACCTAGTGGGTTATGATATACCCCAAATACTACACAGAGCAAGGTTTCATGGTCTTAAGGGATATAAAAAGATTCTCAACCGTGATAATTCTACATGGGGTTGGGAACAAGGTAAGAACGATAAAGACCTTAAGATGAACGCTGGAGGGCGCATAATCCTCGATTTACTACGCTGGACTAGGCTAGACTACTCCCTTTCGGGAATACCAAGAGGTCTTAAGTCTGTCTCACAGAGCTTTGGGTTAGAGCCTTTGGAGCTTGATTTCGCAAACAACGACCTTCTAGACTACAGCATAGAGGAGATAAATGACTATGTATTGTCTGATGTTGATTGTACCATGTATCTATATAACCACTACTTCCCTCAGATACAATATATCGCAGAGACCTTGTGTGTGCCTTTAGCAACATATGTCAATGCTCCAGCTAGCTATATAACTAAGATACTTCAAGGCAGGTCTCTATTTAAGCAAGGGATGGTTACGCTAGACAGGAATAAAGAGCGACATCCAGAGATATATAAAGCTGATAAGGGTAACTATCAAGCTGCCCATATAGAGCTATATCAGCCCGGTTTCCACAAAAGAAATATAAAAATAGACTTTGGTTCTTTTTATCCTTCTATCTCAATGATGCTTAATCTCGGACCAGACACTACGCAGATAGTAGGCTACGACGAGTATAGTGAGAACATAGAGGAAAAAGATGGTATATTATATATCCCTGATAACAACGTAGGGAAGAGAATAATGGTGCGGATAGATAACTCTAAGAAGAGTTGTTTATACGATATGTGTAGAGAGTTTAATGAAATGCGAAAGCCTTATAAACTTGGTAAGACGAGAGAAGATAAGAGCAAGTCCGATGCTCTTAAAATAATGGTGAATACCTTTTATGGTGCCAATGCAAATCCTTATATTAGTTACGGTGATATGGGCGTTAGTATCACTATTACGTCAGTGGCACGCTGGCTACTTCTCTCGGCAGTATCAATCATCAGAGGGAGATATGGCGAGGACGCTGTCGTTTATGTACATACGGATGGTATTAATTGCAATGTTGATGTTGATGCTACGTGGCTGGTCAATAGACTAAGAATACTACTGAAGCACACTTTCTCTAACTGTGAGCCCGAACATATAACAATGGATAAAGACTACTATAGAGAAGGAGTATGGTTACAGATAGGTAATTATGTCCTTCGTAATGAAGATGGTAGTCTCACTAAACACGGTAGTACTTTCAAAGCTACCACCCGTTCTAAGTTCTACTTAAAGGTCTTAGAGAGACTAATAGAATCTAGAATCAATAATACTATAACACAAAAGTTTATAGATAGTTTATATAACTTGGAGGAATATGAGATTAATGACTTTGTTATGCGTAAGTCTATGGGAAGAGCAAAGGACGCTTATAAGTCACAGACTGATTTAATACTTAAGCTAATAGAGCAGGGAGAGGGTATAGGTATGACTCCTAGCGAAGGAACTACCTTCTACTATGTTAAAACCAGAGAAGGTTATAAGTTAGAATCTATGGTAAAGGATGTAGATGAGATAGATATAACTTATTACTGGGACACTATAAGCACCCTCCTTCAGAAGTTTACTCTACAGGAATGGATTAAAAAGTCACCTCCTTTAACCTTACTAGACAAGAAACAACAGAGTTTAATGGAGTGGATATGATGGAGTGTACAAAGTGTGGTAAGGATTTCCTCGCTAACTCTGAATTTTGGGAACGGCATCATTTAAAAGAAGGGTTGGCGGGTAGGTATTGTCGATGTAAAGAATGTACTAGAGCCTGTAATAGAGCAAGATATCAAAAACCAAGAGGGTGGGGGCGCCAGACCATTTATAATAAGAAGGCTGCTGGACACGTTGTAGATATAGACCCTGAATATATAGAAAAAATATGGCCTAAAGATAATAAATGCCCATTGCTAGAGCGTGAATTCATAATAGGTATAGGAATACTAAATAAAATGTCACCAACCCTAGATAGAATTATACCTGAAAGGGGATATATAAAGGGTAACGTGCTTATAGTATCACATTTAGCTAATCGTATTATGACTAACGCTACAGCGGAACAGGTAAGGCAAGTAGGAGAGAACATGGAAAAAATAAGAGGAGTTTAATGGAGTGGATATGACCAGTCTGGAAAGCACTATACAAAGAATCAATGAAGTTACTGCGACTATGGAAGCGCAGGGATTGAAAATCACACCCGCAGTTGTGATTGAATTAACTAAGCAAGCACATAATGAATTTATGAAAGGACAAAGGCGTCCAGCAATGCCTGATTTTTCTGAACCTCGATTCAACACGGAGATGATAGTTTATACTATACAAAATTCGCAAAACCGAAAGGTATATATAGGAAAAACAATACGGACGTTCTGTAAGAGGTATTCTAAAGGCAAGTGGTGGAAACACACTGATAACATTGACCTTAATTTTGACCTTGAGAAATACGGATACGCTAATTTTAGAGTAAACATATACCGTTGTGATACTAAAGAACATATGGATGAAATGGAAGCTAGTTTAATAAGTATAAATTGGGCTGTACGTTATAATAGACGCCCTGAAGCAGAGGTGAAATAATGGGCCAATCTTTATATAGGTATATCACTCATAGGTTAAGTAGGCTAGATGTCTACGTCGGTAAGTACGGCATCTTTGGCCTACTAAGGAGAATAAAAAAATGGACGAAAATGATGGTAAAAAGCTTTCTGCGTTTCTTAAAGACGCTGAAGTCAAAGTGGTTTGGCGAGAAGAAGAAAGAACAAAAGTTGGGAGGGGAATGATTACAAATGATGACGAAAATTTTGTATACCTCACTGGCGAAAAAGGGACGGTTATTGTTAATAAAAAGGACATTATCGCAATCAAGCAGTGAGGTAGTATGATGACGCTTCCCGCGACCTCGCAAACGACCAGTAACCTCACGCACATTGCAAACAAACTAAGCGGCCCAGAGACAGGAGAACTTAAATGGGATACTCCTAAAAAGGGTAAGCTCAGAATAATGCCTATATCTGATAGCCCATGGGCTCCTACTGGGTTCGGTACTAATACTAAAAATGTATCTGCTATACTAACCAAAGATGGCCATCATATAGGTTATGCTGGTTGCCAAAATCCTGTGCATACTAAATATACTACTGAGTGGCCTTTAGGACAAACAGAGGAAAAGGTAGAGTGGGAGAACCTACCCATAATATATCCGGGCAAAGAACGGTTCGGAGAACAGAGTTTTAAACATTGGCAAGCAAATTTCAAGCCTGATGTGATATGGACACACTTAGATTTCCAAATGTTCCAGCATGTAGCTGGTTTCAAACGACCAGATAAAGCTACTATTCCCTTATATAATGACGATGGGAACTTATTAAATAGAAAGGAACGGACTCAACTTGTAACTAATATGTTCAAAGAGATAGCCAAGGGCCCTCCGTGGAAATGGGCTGCTACTATTCCTTTTGATGGTCAACCATGCGTCAAAAGTTGGCAACAACTTCTCGACCAAATAGATTATAAAATTTGCATGTCTCGATATGGTCAATTGTGTATGGAAGAAGACTTCGTGGGGTGCGAAGAGTCATGGTATATGCCTCATGGTGTAGATTGTAATTTATTTAAACCTAAGCTCAATCCTATGTATGGGAAAAAACCATTGAAAGATATAGCTGATGGGGCATTTGTGGTAGGGTGCGTAGCAAGAAATCAACATAGAAAGAATATACCTCGGTTGGTAAAGGGGTTTAAAGAATTTGTAGATAGAAACGATTTAGGACCAGACCAAGCTAAACTTATATTACATATGGATTGGAATGATGATATGGGTTGGAAATTCCCAGCCTTTGCACAAATATATAACTTAGAAAAATATTTGCTACCTACTTTGATGGGAGTCTTAGATGCAGGTGAAGCTCCAGATGAGGCAGGAATGGTTGATTTATACAATTGTATGGACGTCTTTGTCTTACCTACGGCTGGAGAAGGCTTTGGTATTCCCACCATAGAAGCGATGGCGTGTGGAGTGCCAGTGTGTGTGACAAATTATACTACAGCTTGGGAAATTATAAAAGAAGATAACCCAGAAACAGCGGTATTTCCTCTCTTTCCTTTAGGACAGGATGCTAAGGGTGGTAGAGACTACCTAGAAGAAGAAGATATATGTAAGGCTGGTATATTGCTCCCTTATAAAGATATGTGGTGGGACACACCTAAACGGGCATCCCCTCAAAGAGCCATATGTTCTGAAATAGCTATAGCCGATGCGCTAGACTACTACTATCACAATCCAACGGAAAGAATTAAAGCAGGAAAAGCTGCAAGAGAAAAATGTAAAAAGGAATATGACTGGCCGGTATTAGAAAAACGATGGTTGGCACTGGCTAAGGTATGGGAGGAAAGAAAATGAATTTAATATTTAATTTAGATGGAGTTATATGTAATGAAGAAGATGTTCTTCTAATGAAACACTGTAGGCCCCTTGTTAACGTTACTGAATTTATGCAGTGGCTTGTAAAAGAAGGTCATCATATAACTATATGGTGTGAAAGAGAAAATACTCTGGAAATGAAAATGATGACTGAATCTTGGTTAATGTTAAATCAAATCCCTTATGATAGGCTTTTGTTTGATAGACCAAAAGACCCAGTTTATGTTAGCGACACACCCCCCAATGCAAAGTATTTAAGAGGATGGGGAGATAATGAAATAGTCGCAGCAATGTTTGAGGAATGGAAAGCATGGATAACCAACAAGGAACAGGAATAGGAGCGGTTGGACCGCTAGTAAAAGTCACATGGAATGACGCAGCAGCGCAGATAAAGATACACAGAATCAATGCCTTAGACCCAACAGAACATCTAGCGGTATGTGAAACTATAGGGGAACTAATAATAGATGACCCAAAGGCTTTAATACTACTGCAACACTGGTCTGATACAGATGGCATAGACATCTTAGCAATCCCTAGGGATTGGTGTCAAAAAATAGAAGTGATAAAGGAATGTATTACAGAGAGTTCGGAATCCCAGCCAGAATAGATAGATGTTATACAGTTGAAGAACTGGAAACAAATATTAAAAAGTATAATGGCAAGAAGAATTGCTATGCTAGTGTTTATGTATTTGATGATGAAGCTGAGATAGTAAAGGGTAAGACCAACTATGAATCAGCTATGATTAACACTATATGGTTCGATTTCGACCACAACAAGGATGTAGAAAAATGTTTAAAGGATGTAAGGAAATTTATACGCCGGTTTTGCAACCCGCTAAAGATTACCCCGAGGATATATCTTACAGGGGGAAAGGGCTTTCAAATGAATATAGACTTTCTCACCCCAGTGGACTTACCGGCACACATAAAGCGACAAGCTATTCAAAAGTATTTAGCCTTTCTTAAAAAGAAATACTACTTGAATACGCTGGATGATATATGCATTAAGAATAGTATCTCGAGTATGAGGCGTATAGTTAATACTGCCTATATTTCAAAAATAGAAGGAACTCCTACAGGGGTGTGGTGCACCCAATTTACTGTAGACGCTATTATGTCTAATGATATAGCTGCAATTTATGCTATGGCTATGGAAGATAACGGAGGCGTTATTGCCCCAGTTAAAAGTGCTAAAGCACAGAGAAGATTTATAGAATTTATCTGTGATGAACACGAAGTTAAGCACACCGTTTCTAACGGTATAGATTTACTGTTGAGGAGAATAGAAGAGGCTACAAGCTCTATTAGTCATAGCTTTGGTATGACTAGTGGTAATATTAAGCCCCCTAGGGAGATAGTATTAGACTTAATAGAGCGCAATATAAAGCTTGGATGTAGCAACCACGAGGAGAATAAGGTCATCGCGTTTGAATTAATCAACGCCGGATGGTCTGATAGTGACATATCTTTCGTGTTCAGGAGTATATATAATGAGCCCGCCGGAAATTGGGGTTGGTATTCGAACGACCCTAATAAAGCTGGTTCTAATATAATAGCTCTTAGAGCGAAAGGTATAAATAGGTACTCGGGTGATAAGTTACATGAGTTAAAGGTCCGCATAGCTGCGGATAAGTGAAACAGGTGATAAAATGGCAAACATGAAACGACTAGAGAAAAGGCTAGAAAATATGGAAAAGTGGGCGAAGGATTTAGAACGTGGTTCTGGACCAGCGCAAACTATGGAGAACATGAATTGGCTGGTTGGCCAAACTAGACTGTTGGGTGACAGACTTCAACAGGCTGAAGAAGCAGCAAATGGTGCTTCAATGGCTATACAGCGTAACAATGAGATTCTCCAAGAATTTCTTGACAAGCACGACATGATACGTGACTGGCAAGTATATTTGGAAGAGCTCCAAAAACGAGCAGAAGAGGAAGAGAAAAATGCCCTTCAAAAGCAAGAAACAGAGAGCGTGGATGCACGCAAAGAAGCCGAAGATGGCGAAGAAGTGGGAGAAGGAGACGCCTAAAGGCGCTAAATTACCCACCAAAGCCAAGAAGCGAAAGAAAAAAACGGGACGCCGTAAAAAGAAAAGGTGATTAATCATGGCAAAAGATAAAAAAGAGACGAAAGCGGAACCAAAGCCGGAGCCTGAGCGCAAAGCCCAGCCCGAGCCCGCACCAGCGCCCGAACCTGAAGTATTAGCAGCTTTGGGTGTAGGGGACAAGCATGACACGCTGCCTAAAGATGATAATACTGGGGATGACCTAGTTCTTCATGACTCTGGACAGCTAGGACGATGGAAAGAAGGGAACTTCATACCCGTAAGGTGATAACATGGTATTCGGAAAAAAGAAAGCAACTAAAAAGGCTGCGCCTAAAAAGGAACTGATGCATACTTGCAAACCCAGAGATAAAACTGGTTGCAAGGCTTGCGCGGAGAAATAATGCCCACAGAAGAACTATATAAGAAGGTTCAGGATGACCCTATAGGTGATGTGAAAGACCTAACGTTTGAACACCCTTCGCAACAAGAGATTAATGATATGGCCCGTGCTTCTCATAGGCCTACATTAAGTTATTACAGCTTACCAGATAAGGATAAAGATAAGCCCTGTATGGATTCAATAGACTATATGCCTAATGTAAGATACCTAGAGGCAGTAGGAGCTACACAAAAACCGGGAGACCGGAAGTATGGCGCTCAAGACGATTAATGGTTAAGCTTAGCGCTAATTTAGCAGCAGGGTTTGAAACTTCAAACCAAGTTTGTAAGTGTGATGAAGACGAAGACTGCACTTGTGGGTGCCGCGTTTTGATTGATTACAAATAGACGGGCGGTGAACGATTGAAACTAACAGACTTTGCTGAGAAGTATCCAATAGCTGTAGAGACAGGTACCTTTATAGGTGACACTGCTAGGCAGCTCGCAACGTATTTTAAAGAAGTCCATACTATCGAATTGGATAAAGGTCTATATCTACAATCTCTTAGAGGCCTGCAAGGTGTATCAAACGTGTCTTCTTATTTGGGAGACAGTTCATTTATACTAAGTAGCGAATTAATAGATAAATTAAACCATAAAGATGAAAAGGTGTTTTTCTTTTTAGATGCACATTGGAGTGGGGATGATACAGTTGATTGGGAAAATTCTAAATGGAAAGGAGCACGGAGTTGGGATAGAGGAAAAAATACAGCTCATAGAGGAAATAATACCAAACCAACAGCCGAGGAGCAAAATCCTTTAGAAGAGGAAATCATGCACATATATAATATGTTTAATAACGAATGTGTCATTGTGATTGATGATTGGGATAATATTGGGAGTGATGGTATTGGTCTTAAAGATGAAGGATTCATAGGAGAGGATTGGTCTAATATTGATATGAATAAAATTGAAGAAAATATTAAAGATAGATTGTTTGACATAGGAACTATCTTTATAGATGACGATGTTTTAGACCAACATAAAACTGTTCTATATATTAAGCTTACGCACAACCTTTAAGTAGAGGCTCGTGTTACTGTAATGAACCGCAAAAGGAGTGGTCAAATGTTTAAGAACGAAGTAGCAGAATTTATATATAAGAGAACATATTCTCGATGGATTGAAGAAGAAAAGAGACGGGAAGATTGGCCCGAAACGATAGATAGGTTTCTAGATTTTTTAATTTCAAAAAGAAAGGATATACCTGAGAAAACTATAAGGAAAATAAGGAAGTATATGCTAGAGTTTGCGGTTATGCCTTCCATGCGTTTCTTATGGGCTGGTGGCCCTGCGGCTGAATTTGATAACACATGTATATATAACTGCGCGTTTGCAAAGATAAACTCCGTGACGGCCTTCGCTGAATGTCTTTATATACTGATGTGTGGCACTGGGTTCGGATTTTCGGTAGAACAAGAAGAAACAGACAAGCTTCCTGTAGTTCCTGTTATTAAATCGGGACGGACTTTAGAAAAAATAACACTTCCAGATACTAAAAAAGGATGGGCCGATTCAGTTAAGATACTAATGAATAGTCTCTATGAGGGGCAAAACCTCTATTTTGATTATTCATTAATAAGACTAGAGGGGGCTCGCCTCAAAACCATGGGTGGCCGTGCATCTGGCCCGCAACCCCTCATAAAACTGCATGATTTCATTCGTGAAACTATGCATAACGCACAAGGAAGAAAACTCACATCTCTCGAATGTCACGATATCTGTAATCAGATAGCTGAGATTGTTGTAGTTGGTGGAGTACGGCGCAGCTCCCAAATATCCTTGAGCGACCTAAACGACACAGACATGCGCCATGCTAAGGAATGGCCTTACCCTATTAGACGCGCTATGGCTAATAATAGCGCTATATACAGGGAACGGCCCTCCGCAGCTGCATTTTTAAAGGAATGGGGGTCATTAGCTCTATCAGGCACAGGAGAGAGGGGCATATTTAATCTCCAAGCTGCACAGAGCAAAGCTCCATCACGCAGATATGCTCCATTAATCCAAGGCACTAACCCTTGTGGCGAAATAATGCTTAGAGACATGCAGTTCTGTAACCTGAGCGAAGTGGTGGTAAGGCCTAATGATGACCTCGACAGCTTATTAGACAAGGTAGAGACTGCTACATGGCTCGGGCTTATACAGAGCACATTCACCTACTTTCCATACCTGAGAAAGTCATGGAAAAAGAATTGTGACGTAGAGCGGCTTCTAGGCGTCAGTTTGACCGGTCAGATGGATAACCCCACCCTAATGAACTCTGAGGCCTTAAAAGCGCTTAAAAGCCGTGTATTGAGGATTTCTCGCAAGGCTTCTAAGTTACTAGGAGTAAACATGCCAACTGCCACGACTTGCGTGAAGCCTTCAGGCACAGTCTCTCAACTCGTAGACTCAGCTTCAGGAGTGCACCCAAGGTTCTCTCAATATTATATCAGGAGATATAGGATAGCAGCCCGCGACCCTTTATTCAAAATGATGAAAGCTATGGGCATACCAGCTCATCCAGAAGTAGGACAGAAAAAGAAGAACGCCACTACATGGGTAGTAGAGTTTCCTATCAAATCCCCAGATGACTGTATCACTCGTAAAGATGTAACGGCCCTAGAGCAGCTGCACCATTATAAGAACTTGCAACATAACTGGTGCGAACATAATGCCAGCATGACTGTGTACGTTAGAGAAGATGAATGGTTCGAGGTGGGTAACTGGGTCTATCAGAACTGGGACATCATAAATGGGGTATCCTTTTTACCTTATGATGGGGGACATTACGAATTAGCTCCCTATGAGGAAATAGACCATAGAACCTACGAAAGGCTTATAAAGAAGCTACCCCGAATAGATTATAAGCAATTGTCTAAGTACGAGCTAGAAGACAACACTCAGGGCAAAGCTGAGTATGCTTGTAACGGCGACAAGTGTGAGTAGATGACCACACAGAAGAAGCAGCCACCTTGGCAGCAGTCTTAGCTAAATTAGAAACTAAATTAGAAACAATAGTAAATACTAAAACTATACGTTTAATTTCAGTTCAGCAAATAGGCGCAAGTGTATGGTCTTATGCTTTAGTTGTGGACGCAGCTTAAATATGACACAATTTGACACAGATATAACTGGATATGGCCGCAAGATGGGCCGAGACGCCGGTATACTACCAGAAGGTAGAATGGACGGAGTACACTATCTGGGAGAAATATCAGGAACGGAGGCCGAACAGTTATCCCGATGGATGCCTAGCGGGTCTATTTCAGCTCGAACTATGAATCCAGCCAGCGGAGAATCATCTGGTGGTGGAGCATGGATGGGTAATTATTGGGGAGTTAATCGTATTAATACTGTATCTGGTTCAGGCAGTCCACAAATTTGGCAGACTGGCTACCCACGCACTTAATTATCACTACTACTAATGTATTCAGCTAGAGTAGGTAATTTCTTATTTATAGTTAACGAAACTCCAAAAGAACTAGTACTAAAAGATATACCTTTACCTAAAATTCTATAGTTGCCTGAAAATTCAGGTTCATCTGTCTGTATTCTTATTACATCATTTTCATTAAGATACGCACCTTCAAAAGAAGTGATTCCATATTCATATTGTACTTTTAAATTTGCTTCAAAAAGTTTAGCTGCAAAATCTTGAGCTTCTGCGCCCGACTTTAAATCTTTATTATCTACTTCTAAATAGCTTCTATCATATGCACTCAGAGCAGAAGTATGGGTAAACGTACCTTTTTGGTCATACTTCGCATTTACTATTATAACAGTGGGTATCTTTCTATTAATAATACTAAGCTCTATTATGTTATCATACTCTGTAAAGACATGCTGAATAGTAGCAGTATCATCTATTAAGCTTTCAAGCTCTATTACGAATTGACTATTAGTACCATCATCTATTAAGCGTGCTATATTAGGTCTAGGTAAAGTGCCTGATGTATCAATAGCTTTACTAAGTAATTCCTTTATTACGTCTAATACTACTATAGTGCCTCTTATAGGGTCAGATTGATTTACCCCTATTACGGGGGTAGTGTTCCCCATTATATCTGTCTTTATCTTAGTATCTAGCTTCGCAAGAGCAAACAATTTAATAATAGCCGCTCCCAAAGATAGACCATCTACATTAATCTTATCTGTTAAAGCAATTTTAGCTACACTCTGTTCTCCTCCTTTAAGCATATATCCTATAGCGTCTTCCGCATATATCTCTATGTCGTCAAATGTAGGATTGGTTCTCTTTATCCAACCGCGAAACATGGGCGTAGAATCGAATTCATTTAAAAAGAAAGTCACTTCCTGATTCCACAGTCTTTTCATACCACCATAAGTCAAAGGTAATTTAAAAGTCAATGATGCAGCAGTCAACCCACCATTAATCTTATAAGCACCTTCTAAATAATCTACTTCCTTTCCTTCTATACAAACTCTAGGTGTAACTTCTATCATGCTCCACACTCCCTAATGGAAATACATCCGTCATAAGTTTAAAGTTAGCATCTATCAAAGCTATTTCTTCTACTACCATATTAAAAGTATAGGTGATAATTACCCGAGGACCACCTGCCGGATGAGTTTCGGCAACATCAGTTACTACACCCCAGAAACGAACATAGGTTCCATCCTTTTGGGGCTCATCCCAATACACTCGAACACCATCTGCTTGAATCTTTCTCACCATATGCAAGTGCCCATAGAGGGTATTCCGTGCACCCCAAGTAGTAAAGGGGGTAGCAGAGGTAGTATCTCCCAGAGCAACACTACCGAAGGATATAGTTTGAATAGGAGTTCCTACTCGTGCAATGAATACCTTACCCTTCCTTGTTATAGCTTGATAATAATTACCTGCTCGACTTACACCTACATCACTAGTGAGGGATAAAGAATTGAGATTATATGCACTATTATCTACTTCACGCACTATATCTCCGTAGCCCCTAGTAGCATCAAAAATATTCCATATTTCAGGAAATATGTTAGTTGATGGAGCGTCCGTACCAGAGAGAATCACCTTCAAAAGATATTTTTCCGTTCCAGCCCAAGCATCTTCTAATGCATCTCCTACGGTAGAACCAGAAATTATATTGTAAGAGTTATTCCATGGCACGCCCCAATTACTTGCATCATCTCCTACTCCGAATAACTGTGTTGCACTTCCCCCTGAAGGCATATATACTTTACTGAAGCCATCTAATACGTCATAGACATTTACTCGTCTAATATATCCTTTAATAATTCCTGCTCCTGTAGTACTTGATTTATCCCCGAGATGTAAATAAATCTTATCGTTGTCTGAGTCATAGCCATCTGCGCCATCTTTGGTAATCCAGTATGCTCCCGAAACGGCAGGAGTTCCATCATCAACACGTATAAACATATATTTAAAAGAACCTATGCCTGAATTACTTACAGTGGAAGGTATAGGATTAGTGGTCATAGTAAAGGGTATATAATCCCCAATAACAGTTCCGTCTGCCGCCGTCCCCACAGAACCAATAGCCAACTCCGCACCTAAATCAAAAGTACCTGTCTCTGTAGGAATGGTAGTTTTATTAAATACTCCACCACAAGCTCCAGATAAACTTATATTCTGCCAATCTAGAGGCATATCAAAAGATAGATAACCGGACTTAGAGAGAGAAGCTTTCATATTAGTATACTTCTCATTCGTTACATCCCTATATTCCTTGTTAACTGCTGTAGTATCATTAAATTCCAAAGGCCGCCAATATGCATTTTGTAAAGGGGTGTCCTTATTTTCTACAGCCAAATATGAAACGCCCGCAATGCCCCAGACGGGGTCCGTTCCTAAAGACGACATTATATTATCTGCATAGGGACTCATATTAAAAAATAGTTTGTTGGTTTTTTCATCAAACATTAAAAATAAGTATTCGCGTGCATTAGCACGAGCTGTATTAGAGACGTCATAAAAGGTCATATCATTCATTGCAGCCAAATCCACAAGACCAGAAGAACCACTAGTATTGTTAAATGCCTCAGCGGTATACAGTTTAGACCGTGATGCGTTAGTGCCTGAATCAATTACCTTCGAGGGAAATATTCTAGCATTAGCCTGAGTAGCGGTTGTTGTATCCGAATTGATGGACCATGAAATAGCAGGAGTTATCCTAAATACGTCAGGCTTGTTATCTGTAATAGTACTCACAAAGCTCGCGGAAGATGATGGCATAGCTGACATCCTAGTCTGGTGATACTGAGGATAAAATCTACCATAGTCATCTAACACTATTTGGTCTTGTATTGTATCTGAAGCTGTAGTATCCCATATACTCGTAGCCGCAGTGCTAAAGACATTATAAGCAGCAGTGGCACCATATAAACCATCTGGTCGTGTCATATAAGTATACGCACCTACCTTTGTTACGCTTGTTCCTGAAGTAGCATCTGAAAAGGTAGTAGCAGAACCCGTCCCCCACGCATTAGCTGATTGGAACCATGATTTTCCTATATCATAACGATAGCTAGCTAAAGATATATTAGAAGCTTTAGCCCTACTCTGAGAAAAATCCATCGTAAAATTGCTTATGGGTTCACTAGCTTTCTTTATAGGGTCTCCAGCACTTACATAAGTTACGGGGACATACTTAGCCAAAGCACTAGATGAAGCTACAAAAAATACTTTAAATCTATTAAATACTTCATTCTCCGTATAGGCCGCTGTGTTCGTGCCCATGTATTTGGGATTTTTATATTTAACTTCCAAGATATTAGATACCTGAGCTCCAGATTCCAAAGCTCCTAAATTATGAGCCCCACTCGCTAAAACATTTCTAATACCTGTAACGTTCCCAGTTAGATTAGCACCACTCAAAACCAATGAAAGTGTCTTAACAATTTTTTCTCCTCCTGTATCAGTTTGGGTGCCTGCTCCACCATCTCCATCCCTGATACCATATGTTAATTCACACTTGACATCTATCTCTACTTTACCTGTAGCTGCTGCTCCAGTTTCACATAAATATGCTAATTCGGTAGCACTTAATGTAGGAGCTACTGAGACAAACAAATCCTTAGGTCCCTCAACATTGAATATACTATTATCTATACCACTTTTAACTGTCCTATTTTCGATTTTCATTATACCCGTAGATGCACCGTCATCCATAGCCAGCGTAGGCCACGTTCCCGCTGTAGTAGCATCAGTATAAGGTTTAGGACTATCACTCGCTGCTGCACCAGAGCTAGTATAGCGAGAAAAGAACCCTTTAGAATTCACGGTCTGCACAACAGGATTAAAAGTCCCTGAAGCTGTATATGTGTGTTTAAGCACTACTACTTTTTTTGGTTCTGTTGTTTGATACCACTGATAAACAGCTTCCTCTTTTTTATTGGACTGTGCTCCTGCACTATCTGTCCCATCATCCCAATCCATATATACCGCACGTATATCATCATCATTGAATGTAAGAGTGGCAGTCACCTCGGTAAAGACTGTCTCTGAGGCTGATGGAGTCCAAGCTAATATCATGCTGTCACCTTCCATGTAACTTGGTCTGAAGAGCACACTTCATCTCTATTTTTACCTCTAATATTATGGTGGTCATATAAAAATAATCTAGCGTTATGAGGAACATACTTATCAGCAGCATTAACATCTGATAAAGGTGAAGTATCGTAAAGATATAAATCGGAATCCTCGACTATTTCCCACCTTTTTTCATAGATTATTATTTCCTCTACCAATCCTTTATACAGGGTAGTTGCTTGCGCCGCGCTAGGGTCATAATTTGCACCCACCCTAATCTCTGTAGCAGTAGTAGTAACATTACCAAGAGCAGTTACAACATAGTCTTCAATACGCCCATTAATATATAGCCGTAAATCAGGGCCTAAACCATCTGTATTTGAATCCTTTCTGTAAGTAACTACGATAGACGTAGGGGTTTCACCGTCCGTGGGTATAACCGACGTACCAGTCAAGAAAGCTCCATCTTGGCTCACTACTATTTTTTCATCAGTATTAATATATATATCAAATCCGTTTCCTACGGAATTACCACTACCCTGACTGAAGAGGCAGACACTATCTCTATTGCTTGCTTGGTCATCGGGAATAACATGCATCACAAAGGTATATTCATCCAAATTCTTCAAGGCTGAATTATCAGCCGTAGGGACGAAAACATATCCTTCAGGCTGGGGAGCATGAGATACACTACCACTTACTATGCGAGAAGCATAACCTTGTAAACCTTGAATATCTTGGAGAACTTCATCTCCTACTGTACAAGTTCCACTTTGTGCTGTTCCCCAATAGGCTGAAGAAGGGTCTACATACCAATTCAAAGTAGTTTTGATAGTAGGAGTAATATCATCAGGAGATTCGTTCAACGGTATCCACAGCTTGGCTTTATGATATTTATTACGGATAGGAACATCATCTATCATAAGCATCCTGTACCACATGTCTCCTGCTTCCTGCCATGTAAAATTAACCGCATTTAGATTTTCTTTTTCAAGTTCATAAAGATTCACATCCTTTTCTAAAGCATTGAAAACAGGACTAACAGCGAAATCGGTCACAGTAGGAAGAGGAGATTTATATTGCCAAATATACTGGGGATTCAGAGCATTAATGCTATCATAATTATAAGCAGTCCAAACTCCGTCATTGGCTTCACAGGTGGTTTTGGTGGTATAATCAGTTAGATTACACACTCCCGCGATTTGAGAATCGAAATCGTCCCCAAAAATGACAACCTTTTTCTGGGCAGTTAAATTAGATAGGCCAAGTACTAGAACTATGGGTTTATCAGAAGGGGCTCCTCCTCCCGCGCCCGGTATACCACCCATCATACCACCTCCAGCCACAACACCGCCTATATCCATAGTATTCAACCTGTTATTCAATATAGCAAGTTTTCCTGCCGCACCCCCTGTGTCCTTGTCTGAATCAAACGCACCATGTCCAAAATCCTGAAGGTCAAGGGAAGTAACTTCTCCACCAGCTTCTAAAATCCATGGATTATTTGTTAGGGCAGCTGCTCCCTTAGTAATTTGGTCCGCAGCATTATAAGAGTAGACAAATTCATTATAAGTTGAGCCTAGTTGTGGAAAATCAGCATCGACATCTTCATTAGGCGTACTGTTAATATTACAAATTGATTCATAACTTCTCTTAGAAGCAGAATCGGTATTTAGGAAACACATTGTTATCCAGTACTTTTTAGGAGATATGTACAATTCTGATAAATGTTTTTCTATACATAAATCTGTTGAATTATCATCCGCTTTCTGAATACCATCATCTCTTGCAGTTGCAGAGCCTGAGGAAAATACTGCCAAAGCAATGGTAGTTCCTTGAATAGGTTGTTTCACAGTAGCTAATTTAACTGTAGAGTGAAATCCTAAAGCATACTGAGTGTCGGAGTTAGAAGCATTGTTGTGTTCGGAGGCGGGGAATTTACCAGTGCCATCCGCATTATTAGGTTCCATCATATGCCGCTGATTGCCCTCCGCACCTTTACGCATTCTATAAATAATATAATCATCATCTGCCTCAGCACTAAATATTTCAGGATTATCTACTACTATCAAGCTAGAATTCTCTAAAGATTCATCTAAAGCTCCCCCACCCAATACAGGAGTTCCCTCAATCCCTAAAATTTTAGCAGAAGCTAATATATTTTCACGGGGCGCCCATTTACTATAAGTATCAAAAGATAAATTGTACTCTTGCATGTCATTATACTGGGCAGAATTAGAACCTGCGTTGCTAGAATTATCTATGTTCACACTAACAAATCCCTTTTGAGTAAGGCCATCTGTAGAAAAGAAATCCCCAGTTGTGCCAGTTCCAAACATCAAATAAGACCCATTGATATTAGCATTCCACCTGTTCGTGCCTCCTCCAGCAGACCCCGGATAAGTAGTAATACCTAGTGTACTATTAACAAAACCAAAGCCGGGATAAAACGTAGTATCATCATATGAATCAACGCTCCCGCTTGAAAAAGTTCCTGATACGGGACAAAACTCATATCCACAACCTGCCCACGCAGCCTGATTAGAAGCCTGAGATGTGCCATGATTATTAATTACCCATCCAGTGAAAGTAAATCCATTATCAGTGTATCGCAGCGACTGAGTATTTAAATCACCACTACCTGAAACTAATGGACTATAAATCGCTAAATTCCTACCTTCACACTGAGTACCAAATCTCCAGTGGAATCCACCATCATGATAGGGAACAAATCCATAAGCAGAACCAGCTGATTTCGTGGATTTGTAAGGTGGTAGCGTAGAAACAAATGTTAAATCAGGCTGTGTTCGTAAAAGAGTGCCTAAATCACCCGTAGCAAAATTATTCCATAGCTGGTAAGCCGCTCTATTAAAAGCGTTATCATCATAAGTCCCACCCCCATCACCTAATGCATCTATAACCTTTAGAGAAGCGCTGGGAGTAGAATTATATGCACCGCTTATAGGAAGGTCTTTAGGACTATCAAATCCAAAACACACGTAATGGCCTGAATTATGGCCTTGCCAATTACCTGAAGGGTCAAACCCTTTGAGGTGTCCTGTCATAGTAGTATCGTCATCATAAAAAGTTGCCACAGGACTCATGAGTTGTCTATGCCCTAATTGCACAAACCTCTGAAGCTGTCCCGCATTTATACTATGATTGACCATTTCATTATTCCAATTTTTAAATGTAATATTGTCTACAAAGACTTCAGCTTCAGCGTCCAGACCCGAAGGATAAGCTTTAGAATCTGCTCCTCGATATTTACAGTTAGCACTAGTTAACTTATTATAATACTGTCCTCTCCACCATTCATAGTCTCCGGTATCTTCATCATCACTATATTGGGTATACCTATAATTTTGTACCCATATAGTCATATGTTTAGGCCAATTATTACCTCTCAATAATTGTGTGCCCACCACTTCCGTAGACGTGGTTGCATTACCACTACAGGCCAGACTATTCAACGGGAGTGCCAGATTTAAATAAGGCAATTGCGAGGTCTCGTCTCCAGTGGGCTGCCCACCTACTTCTGCGCCTTCAAAGTAGACTCTAATGGGAACGCCAAAATCATTAAGATAATCTATGGTGGAGCCACCCTTGAGATTACTCAGATTATAGTCTCTAGCATCACCATCAATACTACCATCCCCTACAGATTGACAATAGGAGCCTCCTCTCGCATCCTGTGGAGCATCGCCGTTGTCCCATGCTTTTGATATTCCATTAGGACACGCGGGATTAAATACTACTTTCATCGTAAACCATTCATCTTTCTTTATCTTTACATAAGAGGGTTCGTGTAAAGAACCACTGTCTCCCCACGGCGTCCCACTTACATTGGCAGAACCTGTATATCGAGGACTTTTATAAGTTCTCCATACGCCTCCCTCGGCCTCACACTTCGCTAGAGTATTATAGTCATCCTGCCCCTGTCCTATTGAACAAGCACCACCGCCGACGGCTGGTGAAGAATTACCTATTTGGGAAAGTCCTATACGAGCATCTCTCACTAGTAACATTCCTCCATTAGTGGCATCACTTCCGTCAAATTTAGCCATCCCTCCACTAGCGACAAGTCCACCAAGGGCGCCCGCCTGCGCCTCAGTATATCTACACATAGGAAGTGCTGAAGCATATATAAGAGAAGGATTTATGTCTTGGTCCTTTTTCCGAGGAGTTTCGTCGAGTTCAAGGTTGTTACCACCTTTCTTGGCCGAATATTCACTATTACCATAAAAAGTTTGAAAGACCACTCCACACGCAATTTTTCTCGGGCTCCCGCTTGGAATTGATACATTTCCAGTCAAGTCAACTCCATATCTTTCATCTAAACACTCTGCTAAAAATTCATCTAGTGTATTATATCCTTCAGGAGTATAATTAGAAAACGTTACCACTACACTTCTTAAAAACGTATTAAGACCACCTTTGGAACCACTCCAAAGAGTGGCAGTATTAGTATATTCTTCTTTTAACCATTTAGATTGAGTACTTGAAGCATTATTCTGTCCAACAGTACAATAAGCTTGTGGGGTAGTACCAAAATTAGCTGTTCCTGTTGCTAATTGAGGAGAAGGATACAATTGTGCAATGTTCATCTTTACATCTATTTCTGGGAAAGATACCCTTTTATCAGTAAGATGAGCACCGCTAAGCAGCCCGTCTGCGTCTGGTGTCACGTCTAGTATAGTGTCGTCTTCATTAAAACTATAATTAAAAGCCCCTACATCTATAGGAGTTGGCATAGGTATATTATATATAGAACAGCGCGCTACCTGAGGATTAACTATGTAATCGCCCATTTTTCTTTCAATGTTTTTATAAAAATCCCAATCCGCTGCCGAGGCTTTATCACCCAAATCCTCTGATATATTCTGGCTATTGTCTATAGACCCCCATAAATGGTATAATCTTAGAGATTGACCTCCACTAACTTTCTTAGTGGTCGATAATTCAACTACTGACTCTAATAGTGGTTTAGAAGCAGTTGTAGTTAAAACATTACCAAACGACTCAGTGCTAGTAATGTGGTTAAAAATAGTATTATTTTCGTTAGCTTCTTTAGCTGCATCAAGGTCGTCTGTAGCAGGTGTTTGAGCACCAAACTGTACTAAACCTGATATATCTTTCCACTTCCAAAATGGAGCGTATATAGACCATTTCTGTTTATCTTTACGATTGTCCACTGTAGAGGTCCATATGCCATTTATTTTACCCTTTTTGACAGGGCGAATATATACTCTGTCATCTTCAGCAGAAAAATATTTCTTTAAATTATGAGAAATATCGTCGCTCGCTCCTCCCCCAAAAAAGGCGTCCCCACCGGCAAAAATCTTTTCTTCTCCGTCTTTAGGAGTCAAGAATATGTCTTTTAGTGAAAGTGTAGCCGTACCTTGGTCTCCTAACAGAGAAAAGGTACCTAGAGTTTTATCCGCACCATCAAAAGTTTCTTCTAGCCAAACCATATCCCCATCTAAAAAGGAAGAAATCACCGTCATATTATTTCCCACTGGGTCTTTATCATAAGTTCCCTTAAAAGTAAGAGTTACAGGGTCTGTAGATGCAGTAGCAGCCTGATTCATTTCAAATTCTGTTGTTGAAGTTATAGATTCAATGAAAGACCCCGCAGAAATGCCTGTTCCAGATACGTTCAATCCTCTCACAATTCTAGTATCAGCAGTATGAGTAACAGTTTCATCTGTATCTACCGTAACGCAACCTTCAGTAAAGGATGGGTAAACGCCATCATAATTATATCTAGCCAATTCAAAGGCAGGATATACTGCCGAACCTGATTGGCTCTCTGTGGGTCCAACCCCATCTATAACTTTATATACTTCAGCGACAGGTAGTTTAGCTGCCCCACTGAGAATAGTCCCACTTACGAAAAATTGTAAATAGCCACCAGTCAACTCCCCACTTCCATAAGACGGGGCACTTGCCACCGCCCCAGATAATACATAATTTCTAGGATTTATCCCTCCTTCCAGAGTTACAGTGGTTTCCTTCCCTGTTGGAAAATCCTTAAATCTAGGATAAAGTGCTACAGCATTTCCTATCAATTGCCTTCTATAAAAACTATTCTTTTGAATTTCTACCATTTAAAACAGCCTCCCCAACTTTTGGCGCGCAGTCCGGTAAGCTTCGCCAGCCTCACGTTCAGCTCTGCGGTGCAATCCTGCTGGAGAAAAGGGGTCTATACCCATTCTTGTCTTTCCAGCATCCATATTACTAGCGCTTAAGTGGTTTACCACCAATTCATTTATTACCATTGCTTCTTGAGGGCCTGCGCCGGGTTTTTTACCATCGAACGCACTCCTTAACATATCTCCGACGCGCCTAGTACTTAAATCTTTCGTTGGGTGCATCCTACCGCCAGTCTTGGGCATGAACAATTCTGGCCCCTTTTCTCCTACAACATAAGGCATAGACTTACCCATATAATCCAACATTCCTCCTTGAACGGTACCACCTTCAGCCCAAAATTTAAGCTTTTTAACAGTGGATGTGGCTGCACTGGCTAAGTCTTGTGCTCCACCCACAACTGCCTGACCAGCACCAACAACGGCGCCCGCCGGGTCCTCGTAAACCTGTTGTGCTCCCTCGTACGCTGCCCGTGTAGTGGCAACAGCAGCCTCCGCACCAGCTTTTGCTGTATCTACAACTGCCTCACCAACGGCAACAGCTCCTTCAACACCCGGAATTTGCTTAACTAAATCTATAGCAGCCCCAACTAAGTTCTTAACTACGTCTATTACTTTTTGGACCAAATCAATAATAAATTGTATTGGTTTCATCGCCGCATCCTTTATACCACCAAATAGGTCTCCCCATGTAGAGCCGGGATGGAGAATCAAATCTATTAAATTTTTGAACGCTTGCCACAGCTTATCAACTGCGCCAGTAAAAGCTTCCCATATAGTAGCCCCAACACCAAGCAACCAATCTTTTAGTTCTCCAAGAGCCTTAAGGGGGTTCTTAACGATTTCTATAATTCTTGCAGCTATTGCCACCAGTGGGTCAATTAGATATGGCTTTAAATAATCATTATAAAGCATACTTAATGTATTCATAATCGGAGTTAGCAAATTATCAACAAACTTTGTCTTCAAGTCATTGAAAATATACGAAAGCATCTTGAAAAGATGCGTTATAAATAAGACAAACTTAAACATGGGCCCTTCTAATACATTGGCAACCGCAGTCCCAAGCCATACAAAGGGTGAAATAATCCATTTAACCAAGTCGATAAACATATCCTTTAAATGTACTACAAATAGTTTAAACTTGAACCATAAATCAAATTGCTCATTCATCTTTATTGCTAACACCGCTAAACCTATCACCAAAAGAATTGCCGCCGCCGCTAATAGGCCTAAAGGATTGGCTAGAATAGCTGCCGTAAAGAGCCATGTCGCCGCCGAAGCTACTATCATTCCTCCTACCAAAATTATGGTTGCAACAGCAGCTATAGCAGTAACAATAGCCTGTCCAATTTTAGCAGCAATATTAGCTAAATCTGCTGAAGTATTCCACCACACTACTACTGTAGCCATGGCTGTTACGATAGCATTTTGAATCTTGCCCGGAATCGTAAGAGCATACATAAGAGCGCCACCTACAGCAGCTAATATGTTAGAGAAAGCTACGCCTGCATTATGAGCCCAGTTCGACAAAGTACTACGAATTGTTGCAGTACTGTCCCATATCTTCAGGAAAATGCTCTGTTTCCTTTGATAGTTCTCCGTCACAGAAAGACTATTACCAGTTATTTTTGCTATTATGCTCGCATATGCTGCTTTAAGTCCTTTCCATGTTAAAAGGGTAGATATAGCTTTATACAGATTGCCTATCCTCGTTTGTGCGTTCTCTACCAGTTGCCACATTACCTTTGTAATAAGCGTCCCTAATCCAATCCGTTTCACGTATCCCATCAGGAATTCCGTCTGGAATTCTTTAACCATCAGTGGATACTTTATGGTCATAAGAGCAATAACAATTTTCTCCCAGAAAAGCTTTAGCTTTGTTTGAACGATGTCTACTCCTCGCAAGAATATTTTGTGAATCAGAAATAATATACTTCGGCTCTCTAATTTATGTTTAACCAATCCTACGCCTACAAGTTTACTCTCTAGAGGAAAGGCTAGCCTATTAAGCGCTAATTTAATTGACATAAGAGTATTGCTATATGCCATTTGCGCATTTTCCTTTATATTAAGACCAATTTTAAACACTAATTGGCCTATACTACGGCCTTCTAATTTATGTCTAACCAATCCTACGCCTACAAGTTTACTCTCTAGAGGATAAGCTAATCTATTAAGCGCTAATTTAATGGAATAAAGAGTGTTGCTATATATCATTGACGCATTTTCCCTTATGTTAAGACCAATTTTTATGAATTGGCTCTTAATAGTTCGATTTTGTAAATTATGAGCTATTAAACCAGTCCCTAATCTCTTCATTTCTAGAGGGTAGGCTAAATAATTAAGAGCGTATATAAGCTTCTGGTTGACATAATCTATCCCATCCAGTATAATTTTCTTGTTTTTAAGGAATATCTTTGTAATTATTTGTTTTATAGACATATTTCGCAAGAAATTCCTTCTAAATTCAACGCTCATGAGCTTCATGTTCCAACCATGAGATAGTTTAGATAAACCTAACTTGATGGCCATTAAAGGATTCTCAAGCTGTCTCATGGCTACACGTTTCCTTTGTAATTTGAAGCCTAATTGTTCTATAAATATGGTCTTCTTAAGCCAAAGCCATTCCAATGGCAGCATAATAAGGCGTTTAACCATTAAAAGTATACCTACTTCATCTACTGCAACATTAGCCCATTTAGCTGTCACCATTTTCCAATTCTGCCATATAAGCGCCATTTGCTGCTTAAAGGTCATATTACCGACACCCAAACGCATAATTTCACTTTGAGTTATTCCCCACGTAGCTTGTGTTTCTAAAATTAATCCTTTTCTTCGCATTTCGGCAATTATTATTGCACGAGTTTCCTTCTCAACATATTTTCCCTTTACCTTAATACCCATTATTTCAGCCATTTGGAGATATCCTAGAGCGGCAGTATGATGAATTAAACTCCCCTTTGAAAGCATAACAGCGCCCGTCATTATATTTTGCCATAATGCCGCAGTCATCAACGCAGCAGTGCGTCCCTTTGTAACTAGAGTACTAGCAGTAGCCATCTCTATTTCCTTCGCTGTTACCTTGGTCCCTCTTAGTTGTGATAACTGAAAGGCATAATTAGCCGCAGTAGAAATAGGAACTATTTTATTAAGTAAGTGGAAAGATATAAGGACTTTAGTCATTGTGGGGCCCAACATATCTAAAAATTTAATAACCAATTTAATAGGAATTAGATAGATTTTAAATACTTGAATGCCCAATTTCCCTAACATTGTAAAACGCTCTACCAAAGGAAGGGCGTCGTGTAGTATTTTCTGTAATTCTTTTATACCAGTAACAGCTACAGTATGAATAGCGAGCCCAAAATCAGTAAGCACTGAAACACCATCTCTCTCTACAACAAGCAGGCCTCTAAAAGATGTAACTGTTGTAATAATAGCTTCATGAAAGGAATTCAAAAATCGAGTTCCTTCGTAAGAAGCGTCTCTATACATGAACATCATGGCTACGTTATTTTTAAGAATTTGTATCTGGGCTCCAATAGATTCATTCTGAATCCTAACCATCTGGTCCAACTCGCCACCAGCATTCTTTGTAGCTTCCACTGCCTCAGTGAACTCATCAGACGCCTGAACCAAGTGGACAAACGCTGTTGCACCACGAACATTCAAATCTTCAATCAAAGTAGTAAGTAGCTCAGTATCATTAATTACACCCGCTTGCAAAACATCTGAAAAATTAGCTGCTATCTCAGTCAATTTAAGCATATTACCCTGAGCATCCGTAACCTCTACTCCATACTCTCTGAATTTAGCAGTATTATCTCCTATACTCTCAGCAAGCTCTGCTAAGCCCTGTCGCAGACCACGCCCAGCAATACCTGCCTCAAGAGCCCTATTAGTCAATATCTGTAGAGCCCCTAACAGTTGGTCTATAGATTGCCCTGTAGTGGTAAAGAAAGGTAGAGCAAACTATAAGAGACTTCTGAATAGCATACGCGAACTTATCCGTAACTTCTGCTGCCTGCGACATTTCCATGTCGAAACCAAATAGGGTCTGCGTAACCAATTTAGAAATAGTGTTATGGTCTCCCTGAACAGCCATGGATAGTTTTAGGGTTTCGGTTAAAACTTCCATAGATTGTGAAGCAGAGAGACCCGCCGATGCTAACTGGTAAAGCCCTTCGGCCCCGTTTTGCATCTCTAATCCAAACTCTTGTCCAAATTGAACAACTGTGTCTCCAACACTAAAAAGTTCATCATTAGTTACGCGAAAGACCGAATTTGCATTCAATAATTCTCTTTCGAAATTAATCAATTCCTGAGTGTTTTGATTAAGTTTGTAATAGAACGCTGTCAAAATTGATACTGATTCACGAACAGAATCTACAAAATTAGTTTTCAATTCTCCTGCAAAGGCATGAGCTGCTGCTGTTAATTTTGTCTGAACAACGAGTTGGGATTTTTGTGCATCAGTCAGTTCTTTTCTAGCTACGCGTTCTTTTACAAGACCTTTTTGAACATCTTCTGAGTATTTTTTATGTTTAGCATTATATTTCCTATCGTGGGCAGTCCGTTCAGCATGATAATCACCATATTCCTTTGTCTGTGACTGCAAAATTTTTATTTCTTTTTTAGTATTTTTTATTTCTTTTTCGGAAAGCTCTTTCCCTTCGACACCCAAATCCAACTTTTGCTGGAGTGCATTCTTCCTAACCTTTATCCCACGTAGCACTTCCATACGCTCTTCTTTATTTAATTTGATGAAATTTTCCATCATTTTCTTATAGTCGCCAGCATCTTTCAGGTCCTTACTAAGGCCACTAAAAAGTTTAACTCTTGTGGGTTTACCTAATGTAGTCTTAAGTCCCTTCATAGCGCCCGCGCTCATCACCGCAGTTTTCCCTAGCGCACCATAAGACTTTGTTAGCTTATTTACTGCCGCTTTAGCACTATCATCTAATTGTTTCTTTGAAGAAGCTGAATGGGCCGCCAGCCTAGCTTTCGCCTTTGCCAAGCTCTTTGAGGCATTATTAAGATTGTTTTTAGCAGCTTGAACACTTTTCTGATTAAGCTGCGAATACATCTTGGAGGCAAAACCCCCTACTAAGGCACCTGCCGCATTAAATGCCTTCGGGGAAGGCATAGCCAACCCTACGGCTACTCGTGCTGCAAATACTTGGCCTGCGAAACCCATACTATCACTTTCTTATTTGTTGCTTCAGTTCCGCCACTGCGTCTTCAGTTTTCACTCCTCTACCCATTAAAGAATCATATTTTCTTCTTTGGGCCATATATCTACTCCAATCACTACGAACATTGGGCCTATGTTTGGCCAAATCATTTATGTCTTTCGCTTCATACCCATCCATGGAATGTAAGAGGTTATATTCTTGACAGGCTGCTAAAACGCCTTCAAGTTCCATTCTGGGTGTTCGTTTAATTTCCTCCCATGTCATATTTGTTTCCTTCATCAAAGGAACAAAAAGAGTTACAGCCTCAGGACTGTTCGTCATCAGAGAAGAAAATTTTCTCGGCTCTCCTGTTCAATGCCCATTATATCGTTAGATATAGCGTATCTCAATGTAGTTGGTAAAAGTGGCCAATGTTCCCTTGTAATAGCAGGTCCATCAGGCTCTTTATCATTAGCTTTTTCTAACATAGCTAATATTCTGTTACCACCGATTTCGGTATAATAAGCCATTTTTTCATCTTCAGTGGCTCTATCTGAAAGAGGCCTAAATCTAGGTTCTTCCTTTTCCACTAACTCGCAAAATTGGTATTTCACTACCTTCTCTCTAAACTCTATTTCTCCTTGCTGCACTTCATCAGTGAGCGCAACTAGGTCATCCATTGTCCACATTTCTGTTTTTACTTCTTCGACAACTTCTTCTTTTTCTTCAACAACGTCTTCGTTATCTTTGTTTTCGTCTTCTGTCATTTTAATCACCTTGTGTTAGAAGGGCGCAGGTTCAAACCTGCCCCTTCCGTGTGTTATGTTATATCTACAACTCAGCAGCAGTAAGGTCAGTAGTGACAGCTGCATTAGTAACCTTAGGAGTAATGTAAGTCATAAACTCCATGGTTTCTTCCGACGTGCCGTCTGCATTAATAGAGACAGTATGTCCCTGAACGCAGCAACCACGTACACTAAATACATCCGTGCTTCCACTTAAAACTACATGAATACGATATCCAGTATCAATGGTAGGCTCTTGTAGTGAGGAAACCTCTGAGGAGTTCGCACACCCCTGCCTGCCACCATTATTGAAAATAGCGTCCCATGTTATGTCGTTCTTCTTGCGCGTGATAGACACCGTAGTCTCTTTCTTAATCTCTGCCTTTGTGATGTTTCTAAAACCTACATAGGTGATATCTTCATCCACGGCCCCGATTGATAAATCAACTCCGGTAATATCTGCTTCTGCTGTTCCTCCGGCACCTGTGCCTAAAGGAACTGCAAAATTAAAAGCGCCAGCTGTTCCAGAAGTAGCGTTGAAACCTACAGCTCCAGCCGCCGAAACTCCTGCATAGCTCTCTGCTTGCGTGTCTTCAGTTGTAATATAAACTGAACAATCTCTTCCTAAAAAATATGCCATATTTAATTACCTCAATATTCTGCCAAGACAGTTTGTGTTATGAATAAGGTATCGCCGTCTTTTCCGGTACCCATAGTGCCTTGCGTGACGAATTCCATAGTTTCCTCACTTGTTCCATCAGCGTTAATACTTACTGTATGACCCTGAACCAAACAATTGGGGAATGCTATGCTTTCTCCAGCATCGCCAGTCTTAAGAACAACAAAAAGGCGATATCCCGCTTCAACCACGGTAGAGGTAGCATAATCTTTAGGATTTGCTAACCCACTCGCAATTTTGGGAGCCGCTTCTGTACTGTTACCATAATCACCCGCTAAACCCCAGCGAGCACCATGTTTACCAGCAGCGTCTTCAGCTTTTGCTGCCAATGTGGGCCCATTGAAAATCATGTCCCACGTATTGTTCTTCTTTTTTCTGGTGAGGGAAACGGTGTATTCATTTTTAACTTGAACCTTACCCACACCTTTCTGTCCTATATAGGTGATGTCTTCATCAGTAGCACCTATACTTACATCTACACCTGTCACATCAGCAATAGCCGTCCACGCAGATGTTTCAATACCTAAATTCAAACTTTGCGCAAAAACGTCAATAGCCGTAGTAGAACCCGAATCAACTGTACAGACGGTAGTACCGCTAGCGGTACCGCTCAGAACACCTATATCCATACTAGCTGTATTGGATTCAGTACCTATGTAGACACTTACATCTCTTCCTAGGAAATATACCATTTTTAATACCTCTTACTTTTTTGTCTAGACAACAATACACTTCATTCAATATTGTATAATGAATTGTCCTATATAAAGCTTATGCTAAGAAAGGTTAATCTAACCTCTAGTCAGACTCGATGCTTCGCTTCCCCAAATACCTCGTTTTCTATATCCTTTCCCCTTAGGCCCGTGGAACTGTGTAATGTATTTAGTACGAGGGTCAATAAATCCTTTAGCTTTAAAAGTCGCTGCCGAAGGTGTTTCTTTAACTTTAAACAACATAAAAGCAGAAGCATCTCTTCCCTGCGAATACCAGAAAGGTATACCTATTCCCTCTAATCCTGCTTCAGAAGGATTCCAAAAAGGAGGTCCAAAAATCCCGCTTGCGTGAGGTATTTTGTGTTTATTCTGAAGATTAAGGTTGGCTTTCCAAAGGTCAGTTAAGCTATTAGATGCATTAGCAGCTTTTTTATAGAACTCGGACATATCTGATATGAATTTAGGGTCTTTGAAGAATTCCCTAAATTGTTGTTTAAATGTCTCTGCCGCTTCTTTAGTGGATAGCACTTCCGCAGCTGTCACAACTGTCGCCCCACCTACTACACCTGTACCCGACATCGCAGTTTGAATCTCTATTGCCGAACCTACCATCTCTCCCCTGTGCTGCATAAGCGCCAATTGGTCAACTGTTGCTTGAGATTCCTCCATAGTAAAGGCAAGCGCTGCTTCATCAGAAATTTTATATCTTGTTATAGCATCATCGAATAGCATAGCGCGGTGTGTAGAATATAAATATCTTGAACCAACGGTACGGAAAATCTGGTCTTGATATTTTTCCACTAACTCTTCGGCATTTTGAAACTCAATTACTTCAGTATGAGGTCCTCCATCTTTCGACCTAACCGCCATAAGTATACCATCTTTAAAAACGGGCTCAAGACGCGCAACACCTAAAGCATATTTAGCAACCGGGGCAGAATAAATATATGCCTCACCTAAGCCTTCAGTATACTGAATTTCTAGAAATCTTGAAAGCATCTGTCTTGTAGCATACGCTAATGTTTCTGGCCCCTTGCGGAACTTATAACCACCTAATTGGGCCGCTGCTTTAGCTTCAGCCGTTTCTTGAGCAACTGCCTTCTGAGCCTCCTCATAAATTGGCCATAGGTCTTTACCAATGATGTCCCACTTGTCTATAATCTCATTCATAGACTTCTCAACTGCCTTGTTCCAGTTGGTATGTATGTCATCCTGCCATTTAGGAATGGCGTGCAGCTTAGTTTGGAAAAATTTCTTAGCAGTCATATTAGTAGTTTCTATAGTTTTAACCCCTTTAACAAAGGCAGGCCCATCAGCCCCAATACGGTTTGCCAAAATATGCAAGTTATAATCTATAACATCTGCGGATTTCTGGTCTCTAGCTATCATATCAAATGTAGTATTCCATGTTGTCGGCCCCATTAATTTTGTTACTAGTTCAATCTGAGTATCAACCGCAGGATTTTTCCAGTCTTTTTCCTCAAAGGTATCTAGCATTATCCTAGCTATGGCTTGTTCTTCTATTTCTCCTTTGACTGTCGTTTCAAATTTACCTACTATACCCTCTCTTTCCAAAAGTTTAGATAGTTCCATAGACAGTGATGCTGCTTGAGAACCTATACCTTTAGCCTTTTTCGTCATATCCCCAATTGTCTCTCCTCGCTCCTCTTCAAATCTTTGCACTCTCTTCATCCATGGTTTTTTCTTGCTTCCTTCTGTGGGATGAATATCAAAAGCATTAGTCCCAGTTATCCATCTCGATTCCATTGCATATTTTTTAGAAAATGGAACCCATGGAACAAAGCCTACTTCAATGGTTGTAAAATGTTGCTGAGTGAAGTCTCTAATATTGGCTTCTGTAAATTCCTGAAAACCTAGTCGTTCATGAGTAATCGCCATACACTACCTCGTATTCTTAAAGAGAACTACCATACCAGTAACACCACCCCAAACTTCTGAATCTGGGTCGTAACCTATATCTCTAAACCCTGTATAATATCTTTCTACTACTTCGGTATCAGTGGTAGTAAAATCACAATCCATAATGACATTAGCGCAATTAAGCATGAGATAATTAATCAACCTACGTTGCTTATATGGAACAGTGCTTACCGTAATAGAGCTATCTTTATCTACCCCTACATGCACATTAAAAGCTACTCCATAAAGCTCACCTACAGCTTCAGTGCTTCCGCTCGTCACCCGTTGTCCCATAAATTGTTCTTCAATACCATTAGCTATCATTTGCACAACAATAGCGGGATACTTTAAGTTTACTGCATCGGGAAATTGCCCAAACACTGTAACATCCGAAGTTGTCCATGCACTACCAGAGCCTATTCCAGCCGTGGTATTATAAGTGCCTGTTCTCAAATTATCAATTATCTTTCTCTCTACTATATTAAGGTGGTCAGTTGCCATCAGTATGCCCTCCTGAGTTTATCGCTCTTACCGCGAGTACGCACACAGGTATATACTGTAAAATCAGTATTACGCTCTTTTAAAGAATGAACGTGCCATGATATAGATTTGTAATATTTTATATCTCTAACCATAACAGTGTTACCACTTTCGGCTCCTGAAATCCCAAATTCAAAATCACGGAAATTAGCTTCATAATCAAAACTAGTTCCTGAAGTAACCGTTACTGCATACCTCGTACCATCCCTATAGATAGATGTACCACTAGCAACGGTGCCACTAACAAAGGGCAAATCCACAGTTAGCCAACTACCAGTGGGTATGCTTAATGAAGCAGGAGTATAAGTAATAGCATAGTCAGTATCTTGCGTTCCTCCATTAAAGCTCTTAAAGTTACTAAGCTCTATATTGCTTGCTCCACTAGCCATTATTTGAAAGCGTAATCTATCTGCTTCTAAGGTATTAGTAGCTCCAGTGGTATAATAAAAACCACCATCATAATCAGTGCCTAATGTAGCTGTAATAGCTTGCCCATCAGAAGCAAACGTAACATCAGCTGTTCCAGAGGTCCAACCAGTTGTTGTTGAAGTAGGAACTTGATAAATATCACGAGTAGAGTCAATAAAGCTATCCCATCCCTCTATCTCATTAAAATCAGGATTAGTGACAGTTTGTTCAAAATTAGAATATCCTTTAATAGTTTGCATATTAGGAGTATAAACTCTAGCTACTCCGATAATATTATGCCCTCCGGCTTCGAGCTTGTAATCAGCTGTTACTGCTGGCCTTATTAAAGCAGGAAGGTCTGGATATAGAAGTTCTTCAGTTACAATACCACCACCTTCTACCCCATAATCGTCTCTTCCAAATACAGGTGGCCTATGATATACTACTTTACGACTTTGATTAGAATGATGTCGCAATTGACGCAAAATACGAGCCATATTAATAGAGCCCGGTCTAACGCCCTGCTCGCTAAGCATCATAATTTACCCCTTGTACCCTTGGATACATGTCTTTAGTGGCATCAATTCCTCTAACGTTCTTGAGCCAATTGACAGTTCCAAGGAATGGGGCTGCGTTGTAAGCTGTTCTCTTTATACTGAGACCAATTTTCATTACTAGAGACTGGTTTGCAAGGGTCTCCCAAACATCATAATCTTTAGTATCATAATAAACCTGAAGGTCTCCGATAGCAATCCTATCAACGCCTACACCATTCTGTGCTAGGCAAGATAAATAGCAGGTATAAAACATTACAGCGTTGTCATATGTATCGTCATCATTAAGAACAAAGGTGGCTCCTGTGTTTTCAGCAAACCATTCAGCTGATATATTAGCCAAAATATCCATAGTGGTATTATCTAATTCTTCCTGTTCAATACCCGCTAACAAGCGAACTCTATCACGGAATGTCGCATTCCATGTAACACTAACTGCCATTTATATATACCTCAACGCTGCAATCACGCCAGCCATCAGGGTGGCTAAAATACCCAAGCCCCAACGAAGCTGCGTCTTCATGTCGTCTTCCCAGACCTCATGGTGATGAAGATGATTATTAAACATAGTGTCAAAATCATCCATCTTATTGAATACAGTTTTGACGCGCTCGTCCATGCGTATCATGAGCTCGTCGCGCTCTCGTGCATTCATATTTAAAGTATATCTCCTGTCATATTTAAAGGTTTCCTCGTCATAGTTGAATCCAAACGGGCCAATAATAATCAGTCGGCCCTACTGCTACTGTTAAGTATCCATCAGGAACCATACCTACTCCAGCCATATCAAAGAATTCTACAGCACTAACTCCTCCCCACGTTACGGGAACTAAACCTACTAACGCTGTACCACCAGTACCACCATGAGCAATTGTTGCACCGCCGCCACCACTAGTACCTTGTGTACCCTGAGTTCCTGCTCCTCCTGTCGTTCCTGTAGTTCCCTGTGTGCCTGTCGTACCAGTTGTTCCCTGTGTTCCTGCTCCAGTTGTCCCCTGTGTTCCTGTAGTTCCCTGAGTCCCTGTCGTTCCCTGAGTACCAGTACCTAACTTTCCCTGAACTCCTTGAATACCTTGAATACCTTGAGAGCCCGTACCACCGCCACCAGTAATACCTTGGGTTCCTTGTGAACCAGCACTACCAGCACTACCATCATCACCAGTTCTAGTGAAATAATAAACAATGTCCTCTTCATCACTAAACGGTGGGTCTGCAAATCGAGCTACTGGAGTAACATCTATCTTGAAATAGCCAGTAGCTTCAGTAATTCCAGTTACTTGGCAAATGAAAAGTGAACCATCGGTTGAAGTTCTTGATTGAAATACTAGATGACCCTCAACAGTTGCAGTACTATCATCCCAGCTTCTCATAAAGAGCTGCATGTCTGTACCATACGCATCTTCATCATCAATATATATCTTTGTTACTGAAAGTGAAGTACTGTGGTTGAATCTAATTACTCCTTGGCCGGGGTCACTATCTGTAGTGGATGTATCAAATTCATAATTGACGCCTCCTCTATATCCAGCAGTACCCGTAGTTCCTTGTGTTCCTGCTCCTGTAGTGCCCTGAGTTCCTGTCGTTCCAGTTGTGCCTTGTGTTCCTGTAGTTCCCTGCGTTCCTGCTCCAGTTGTCCCCTGTGTTCCTGTAGTTCCCTGAGTCCCTGTCGTTCCCTGAGTACCAGCACCAGCTGTACCCTGAGAACCAGCTGGACCTATCTCACCACGTATACCTTGAATACCTTGTGTTCCTGCTCCCGTTGTTCCTTGAATTCCCTGAGTTCCTGTAGTTCCCTGAATTCCCTGTGTTCCTGTAGTTCCCTGCGTTCCAGTTGTGCCCTGCGTACCCGCTCCAGTAGTTCCCTGTGTTCCTTGAGCACCAGAGTCACCTAACTTTCCCTGAACTCCTTGAGTTCCTATTGTTCCCTGTGAACCAGCAGGTCCGGGCGCTCCGTCAGCACCCTGAGTACCAGCACCAGTTATACCCTGAGTGCCCTGACTACCCGGAGTACCCAGAATACCCCTCTGTCCCTGAGTTCCCTGAGACCCTTTATCTCCCGTTCTATTAAATTCTAAAGTAATTCTTTCACCATTAGCGAATGGTGGATTACCTGACCCAACTAATGGGTCCACATCTATCTGGAAATATCCTGAAGCCTCTGTAACTGTATCTACTTCCATAGATGCGTATGATGTATCACTGCCATCAGCAGATTGTATGATTATAACACCTTCTATTGTACTTGAAGAATCGTCCCACGTACGCATCCAAGCTTGTTGGTCATTACCGTCTTCATCGGTGTCATCAATAAATATTTTTGTAACACTAGCAAATGTAGTGTGATTAAATCTTATATCTCCTGCGCCGGGGTCCGCATCAGCGGTAGCCGTGTCGAAAGTCCATGCTGTCCCCCCACGATAACCTGTAGTACCAGTCGTACCTTGAGTTCCTGTAGTTCCCTGAGTGCCTTGGGTGCCTGTATCACCAGTATCACCCTTGATGCCCTGAATTCCCTGAGTTCCTGTAGTTCCCTGTGTACCTTGAATACCTTGAGTTCCCTGAGATGCTGCTCCACCTTCCGTCCCTTGTGTTCCTTGAGAGCCCGTACCACCGCCAGTACCAGTAGCTCCTTGAGTTCCAGTAGTTCCGGTTGTCCCCTGTGTTCCTGTAGTCCCCTGCGTACCTTGAGTTCCCTTTATACCTTGAATTCCTTGTGTACCTTGAGTTCCCTGTGTTCCCGTAGTTCCCTGAGTTCCCTGTGTTCCTGTAGTTCCCTGCGTTCCAGTTGTGCCTTGTGTTCCTGTAGTTCCCTGCGTCCCTGTAGTTCCCTGCGTTCCTGTAGTTCCCTGAGTTCCTGTAGTTCCCTGAATACCCTGAGTTCCTGTAGTTCCCTGAATACCCTGAGTTCCCTGAGTTCCTGTAGTTCCTTGTATACCTTGAGTACCTTGGGCTCCTTTATCTCCAGTTCTAATGAATTCTAAAGTAACTCTTTCACCATTACTGAATGGTGGATTTCCTGAACCAACAACTGGTGCTACATCTAATTTGAAATAGCCACTCTTCTCTTCGGTATCTGTCACTTGTAAAGAAGCGAATGATGTATCCGAACCTGTAGCTGATTGAATTATAATTGTTCCTAATACCGTTGATGAACTGTCGTCCCATGTTCTAAACCACGCCTGTTGGTCGTTTCCATCTTCGTCGGTATCATCTATATACATTTCGTCAACACTAGTAAACGTAGTATGATTAAATCTTATATCTCCTGCGCCGGGGTCCGCATCAGCGGTAGCCGTGTCGAAAGTATATGGTGTTCCTCCACGATATCCTGTAGTTCCTTGTATACCCTGAATGCCCTGCGTTCCTTGTGTTCCCGTAGTTCCTTGAGTTCCTTGAGTACCAGTAGTTCCCTGTGTTCCCTGTGTTCCCGTAGTTCCCTGAGTTCCTGTAGTTCCCTGTGTTCCCTGTGTTCCTGTAGTTCCCTGTGTTCCTTGAGTACCAGTAGTTCCCTGTGTTCCCGTAGTTCCTGTAGTTCCCTGTGTTCCCGTAGTTCCCGTAGTTCCCTGAGTTCCTGTAGTTCCCTGTGTTCCAGTTATACCTTGTATACCTTGAGTTCCCTGAGTACCAGTAGTTCCCTGAATTCCCTGAATTCCCTGAGTTCCAGTCGTGCCCTGTATTCCTTGAGTTCCTTGAGCGCCTGTTATACCTTGGATACCTTGAGTGCCAGTTGTGCCTTGAATTCCTTGTGTGCCTTGTGCGCCTTTATCTCCAGTCCTATTAAATTCTAGGACACATTGCTCTCCAGCACCAAATGGTGGATTACCTGAACCTATTACTGGAGTAACATCTATCTTCCAGTATCCTGTAGCTTCAGTAACTCCTGTTACTTGCATCGAAGCATATGAAGCATCAGCACTACCCGCAGATTGTATAATTATAGTACCTTCAATAGTACTAGTAGAGTCATCCCATGTATCATACCAGTCTTGCTGGTCTATACCTAAGGCATCCTCATCGTCTATATATAATTGAGTTACGGAAGTAAACGTTGCGTGATTTAATCTAAATTCTCCAGCGCCGGGGTCTGCGTCTCCAGTGGAATTATCGAAATCATACCTAGTACCACCTCTTACTCCCCTAGTTCCTTGGGTACCTTGTGAACCACCAGTTACTACACCTGCTATTCCTTGTATACCTTGTATACCTTGTGTTCCTTGAGCACCTTGAATGCCCTGAATGCCTTGGGCTCCTGTAGCTCCCTGAGCGCCCGTTGTACCTTGAGTACCTGTAGTTCCCTGTGTGCCTTGAGTACCTGTAGTCCCCTGCGTACCTTGAGTTCCCTTTATACCTTGAATTCCTTGTGTACCTTGAGTCCCCTGTGTTCCTGTAGTTCCCTGTGTTCCTTGAGTACCAGTAGTTCCCTGTGTTCCCGTAGTTCCCTGAGTTCCTGTAGTTCCCGTAGTTCCCTGAGTTCCTGTAGTTCCCTGTGTACCAGTAGTTCCCTGTATGCCTTGCGTTCCCTGAGTACCAGTAGTTCCCTGTATGCCTTGCGTTCCCTGAGTACCAGTAGTCCCCTGTATGCCTTGCGTTCCCTGAGACCCTTTATCTCCCGTTCTATTAAATTCTAAAGTAATTCTTTCACCATTAGCGAATGGTGGATTAGCTGACCCAACTAATGGGTCCACATCTATCTGGAAATATCCTGCGGCCTCTGTAACTGCATCTACTTCCATAGATGCGTATGATGTATCACTGCCATCAGCAGATTGTATGATTATAACGCCTTCTATTGTACTTGAAGAATCGTCCCATGTACGCATCCAAGCTTGTTGGTCATTACCGTCTTCATCGGCGTCATTAATAAATATTTTTGTAACACTAGCAAATGTAGTGTGATTAAACCTAATGTCCCCAGCGCCGGGGTTCACATCAGCGGTAGCCGTGTCGAATGTCCATGCTGTCCCCCCACGATAACCTGTAGTACCAGTCGTACCTTGAGTTCCCTGAATGCCTTGAGTTCCTTGAGTTCCCTGCGTTCCAGTTGTGCCTTGTGTTCCTGTAGTTCCCTGCGTTCCTGTAGTTCCCTGCGTTCCT